TCTAACGGTTAGGACACATGCCTCTCACGCATGTAATACGAGTTCGATTCTCGTACCCACTACTATCTGATTATCAGCCTCTTACAAACAAGTAAGGGGCTTTTTTATTGCCCTATATCTATATCAAAGTATCGTTTTTAGGCGTTATTGACGGGTATTTTCAAAAGAAAAAATGCAAATTTAATGCAAATTTTCATCTTGCATTATTATCGCGCTATCCCGTTTATACGCTGTTTGCGTATATATACTAAAAATGATAATAATATGGCAACAGTTAGTTTTTACTTAGACACCCGCAGAGAAAAGAAAGACGGTACATTTCCGGTTAAGCTACAAGTCAGACACAAAGGACAAATAATGTTATGCACTGATTTTTGCGCTACGCCGGAAACATGGACGGGCACAGAGTATAATAAGAACGCAAAGAATCATAAAACTAAGAACGTAGCGATTCGGAATCTCATTAATCGTGTTGAAATGTTACTTGTTATACTTGACGATAATCAGAAGTTAAGAGGAATGAGCGATAAAGCGTTAAAAGACTACATTATAAAATCTATCAAAAACGAATCGACCTGTAAAACTTTCGTAAGCTACATAGACGAGTTTGTAGCAACAAAATCAAAGGAAAATACAATCGTTTTATATAAAGCGACAAAAAATAAGATTCTCACCTATGATCCAACCTGTACATTTGAAACAATGACAAAGAAATGGCTAGAATCGTTCAATAAATGGCTAAAAGATACCGGAATAAAAACAAACTCGATTTCAATCCATTTAAGGAATATTAGGGCGATTTTCAATCACGCGATAGATAATGAGGAAACGGAACTATATCCATTTAGAAAGTTCACAATAGAAAGGGAGGAAACTAGAAAACGATCGTTAAAACCGGATCAACTTATTACCCTAAGAGATTTCAACGGAGAAGAATATCAAAAAGAGTATCAAGACATATTCATGCTTATGTTTTATCTAATCGGAATAAACGCAATAGACTTATTTAACCTCAAACAAATAGTTGACGGACGCATAGAATATAAACGAGAAAAAACCGGAAAGCTATACTCTATCAAAGTAGAACCGGAAGCAATGGAGATAATAAACAGGTATAAAGGAAATAAATTTCTACTAAACACGCTCGAAACCAACGATTACAATTATAGAAAGTATATGGCAGCAATGAATAGAGGTTTGCAAAAACTGGGAAATTTCGAACGAAAAGGATTAGGCGGGAAAAAGATTAGAGATATTTTATTTCCCGACATCACCTCGTATTGGGCGCGCCATACATGGGCTACAATAGCGCATAAAATAGGAATATCGAAAGATGTAATATCTTTAGCTTTGGGGCATGAGTTCGGATGCAAAACAACCGGAATTTATATAGATTACGATTTAGAGCAAATAGATAAAGCGAATAGAAAAGTAATAGACTATATTAATTCGTTATCGCTTTAACCAGGTTAAACACTTATAGCCCCACAATCAGCACTGTTGCGGGGCTTTCTCGTATTACTTCTTTAAGAAGTTTTTATAAATACAAAGAATATCCTCTATTTCTGAATTGGATAAATCATCCCTCTGAAAAGGAGCGGGTAACATATTTTTCAAAACTCGAATACCTTTAATTTTCCCTAATACTTCATTTGCTCCTTTCTTGGTTCCACTATGTAAATAGATCGCATCTGGAAATATCCCTAAAAATGCACCTATCCGATGCGAGGTATCATATATGCAAAGCTCTCCTATATTGTCTACCTTACAATCTTGTATTATTTTAAATAGCTCATAAAAACTACGAACTTCTTTAATTTCATCTTTCATTAAAAGAATTCTATCGCAAAACTTCGATAAATGATCGGTATTAATACGTCGCTGATGGCTATGTTTATGCCCTCTCGTATCTCTAGCGTTAGCCGCCAATCTTATCGCATCATCTATCGTTGTAGATTTTTCCGTATCATTTAAAACAGAATCACAAGAGACGTGTTTTTTATAATGATTAATAATAACGATATATTTATCATCCCTACTCATGGAGTCGGTTATAAATAAATCATCGAAATAATCAGAATACTTACAGCATCTTCCTTTAGGTTTTCTTACAGTAATACATGCCATATTCATAAATTTAAAATCTATGCAAAAATACCCACTCCTTGCAAATAAATTAGTTAAACAGGATATGCTTAACAACATACATCCAAAAGCCCCAACGACACTTAGTCTAGGCTCATTCCTTTTGGAGTAAATAACGTATTGTCTCTCACTTTCGGAAATTAACAACTTTTCACGTAGAGAGATGATATAACAGACATTCACGTCTGCATACAAATTATTTTTCAATTTGAATATTATTCTACCAATTATAAGAGAACATAAAGATTAATGACTCTAGCATTTTACTAGAGCATGAGAATTGCTATTAGGAAATCTATTGTATACTAAATTTAATTTGAAACTAATTATAATGGTTTATCCTCTTTTATTCTATTCTTCGTAATCCAAACCAAATATTCAACACCTAAATTAGTTATATATATATTATTATCTTGCTTAATAATTAACATACTACTATACAAAAAAGACAAATAGTCCCCTAGTTCCCAACTGTTTAATATTTCAGAAAATTGCAGTCTAACTTTACTATAATATTGAGATACATCTTCTTCTGAAATTCCATCAGAAGAATTTAACAACCTCAATAAACGTATCTGGCTGCCGAAAATAGCTATATTAATTTTCTCGAAAGTTAAAAGCAATTGGCTTCCTGCTAAATGCCTTAACAATACTTTAGTAGTTTCCCCTGTTATATCAAATCCTTTTTCTACAAGTTCTTTTTTAATGTTATTTTCTATGTCTGCGATAACTACAGAGTTGCCTATTCTGTCAATTAATTCTTGAACAGTATCATTGTTTACAGGTTGTAAAACATTTGGCTTATCAGAATAATAATCTCCAAAAATATTTGTGCTTTGTTGTTTTTGAGTTTGCGTATTTGTTATTGATATTATATGAGAAATTAATTCGGTATTCCTCTGCTCCAATTTTTTATTCTCCTTTTCTTTATTTTTTATTTCTCTTTTAATTGATACAATTTGACCGATTGAGAAATTGTCAAATGATTCTGCAAGAACAAGAATTAGTAATATAGATAATAGAAAAAATATCCCATTCTTAAATTCTCCATATGGTTCAACACAAAAAAAATTAAAAAAAATCATACTAGCAATACCTAAACAAAAAAGTATGATTAAAATTCGTACAAACCAGTTTTTGGGATTGTTTTCCATATTTTCCATTGTATTATATTAGCTATAGATTTTATATAAAATAAGTAACTAAAATTGAACACAGGTTACAATTTTACCACAAAAGTAATTATTTATTCAAAAAAAACAATAGCTGTTAAAAAAAAGATGAATTTAAACTTAGAACTCACAACTAAATAATATGCCTCATATCAAAAAATTAAAGACCTTTTACCTGTTCGTTAACAAGTAATCTTCTACTTCTTTTTCAAACGATAAGTCAACCATCCAATCACACAAGCAATAACCAGCACGAATGCCCATCCGCCTAGCTCCATCTTTAAACTTTGCCATCTGTTCAACTTCTTTTCGACCGGATAAGGCACACGAATAGAATCGTTTTTAAGAATAGTATCGGTGCGATTCGTTGTTAAGTAGCGATACAGATACTTATATCTATACTGATAGACTGTATCACCCTTTACGAGCGTATAAATACTATCACGCTGATAGATACTATCAATCCGGATGCTATCGCGCGTTTTGTATTCAGTGCGAACGGATTCAACCGGGATATATTGGGTTCGGCAAGACGTAAAACACGCCGCTAATATTAACAGTATAATAATATAAACTAGCCGTTTCATGGTCGAACTACTGTATTACGCAAGAAATTAGGGAACTCGGAGCGTACATCAAAACAGGGGCACGCCTTTATATATTCTTTCGGCTCTACCTCTCCGCTTCCGTCCAGATCGGGCGAAGTATCACGATGTCCGAGAACCTCGATTATCTCATATTCTTTGCAGAGTTTAGCAACCAACTCGCGCAAAGCCGCTCTTTGGGCGATCGTTCTTGTGTCTGCAGGCTTTCCGTTTGCATCCAAACCACCTATGTAGCAAATACCAACACTATGTTTATTATACGAAGATTCGCTAAAACCCTTCGTATTACAATGCGCTCCATCAACCGCTAAAGATCTCCCTTTTTCTACCGTCCCATCAATCCGGATAACATAGTTATATCCGATCTGGTTAAATCCGCGTGCCCGGTGTATACGATCAATGTCTTTTGCGGTCAAATTCTGCCCGGCGCGCGTAGCCGAACAATGGATGATAAGCGAATCTATTTTATTCATTGCTTTCTTCTTTATTTTGATTATTAATTGTAATTGGTCTACGCGGCGGAGTTCTCCGGCTGCACTCGCTGTCTGGTCTATCACATCGGTTGTGTTCCGCATCCTTAAAAGCTAATTCAAGCTCGTAGTATTTACGCATCCAATTTTGCGCCTCTGCCTGTGCGGTTCTCCATTCTCGATAAATCGTATCTACTTTCTCATCACGTTGTTTTAATCGTTCGTCGTACCGCTCGATCTGCTTGTTTAGATTGTCAATGATAGAAAGTAAATTTTGAAGTTCCATAGAATCCGCCGTAGCCTTTTCTTTTCTAGCGTTCGTTTTTCGATTCGCTAGAAAAGTAACAGTAAATCGGATCGCCTCTAATCCACCTAACGCACCAATTATTTTTATCCATTCTTCCATATCTTTTATTGTAGGCTTATTTTGTCCGTTTTAGATAGCTCTTATCTGGTAATCAATCCCTCATTTACTTCCTTTAATATATTCTCAAACATAGAAATATGCGGCACTATGTCAATACCAGTAGGAAAGTTCATAGACTTGCTATCACCTTCTAAAGTCATATACCCAGCGTGCACAGTCTGTTCACCTAAATCTGTTTTCGCTTTTTGGATAATACAACACTGCAAACGAGTTATGCCATTTTCATTGTACGAATATGTTGTCTGATATTCATATTCACCCTCTTTTGCAATCGCTTCTACTTGTGTAGTTCTTGTTTTTTCACTCAAAATTTTTGTTACCATAATCTTTTTATTTTTCATTGTCAATACTGTCTAATAGATCAAATACACCTTTTTTGATGCGGGCGAAAAAACGTCCTACTTCCATGTATTTGCGTATAGTTTCCGCCTTTACTGAATCTACTTCCACTTCGCCATGTTTATAAACTTCTTGCGCAAATTCTAATTCGCCCAAGTCGGTAGTGTTATTGTAGATTATATTACCTAACTCTTTGCTGACATCGGAGGTACTTTTATTCCCTTCAAGGTCTGTTACTTCAATGTTTCTAAAATCTATTTTCATAATTCATAATATACTATTATTTAAGAATATACAGATTATTAACGTTATATGGAGAAGATGTTGTTGCAATACCCGCAGTTACAAATGTTCTGAACCCCCATGCCTCAATAGTGTAAACAAGAGAATTCGGTTGGTTATATATCACCCTCTTGGGATAATCTGAGTTATTAACTACTGTGACTTTTTTATATTCCGCAGAACTACAAATGCGTAAAACATTATTTCCTCTTCCCTTCATTATAACGCAATCTATTGGTTGTCCTGATTGAGGGTATTTGTCTACATTCGTATCCGTACCATATCCATACAAACGAACATTAAAATTCGAATCATAATTAGCAGAAACTTCTATCTTAGTCATTACCCTATGCCCGAATTCTCCTCTACACCAAATATCAGATGCGTAGAACCGCCAAGATCGGCCTTCCACAGAATTGTACCCTTGTTGGTATAAATCACCGCCAACCCAAGTAGTTGCAAAATCTATATTTAAAGAAGACTTAGTATTTGCTGTATCTCCAAAGGTTATTGATCCAGCTTCTTCTCCATTCGAATTATTTGCTGTTAGTTTTTTAAATGATCCAATAGCACCATCTAATTTCTTTGCTGTTAAATTATCGACATCAATATTTTCAGCCTTAAGAATAGGCTTCCCGGCTGTATTGGTTTTAAATATCGCTATTGCATTCCCCAATGTATCCTGTACACGAAAAGTATCTGCTTTCACCGTAATGCGCTTGTTTGTTATGTCAATTCCAGTTTCAACAATTCGATTTTGCAAGGCAGATGTAACGGAGTTTGCAATAGTTTCAGTTTGGCTCTTTACTGTTAAATTAATCGCTTCGGATGTAATCTTAGCTTCGGCAGAGGAAACACGAGTTCCAAGTGCTGTCAAATCTGTTTGTGAGGCTTTTAATGAAATTTGGGTTGTATGTTGCGATATTGTACTTTCCGCACTACTAACCCGTATACCTAATGTATTAAAGCTCGCTTGTGACACTTTTAGCGCAATACTATCGCTTAGCACCTTAATTCCTGAATCGTATACCGTCTTGGTTACATACTTGCCATCTACATTATCGAGAAGTGCCTTTGCGTCTGTAGCACTTTTTGCCGCATTAGTTGCTGAACTAGCAGCCTCACCCGCTTTAGTTGCAGCGGTTGTTGCAGAATTAGCAGCTTCATTAGCTTTAGTTGTCACCTCTTTAACTTGTAATGTGATACTACTTGCCGTCTGATTGATACTAGATTCTTTTTGGGAAATGGCAGTGAGCTTTGCTGCTGCACTATCTGCTGATTTTTTCGCATTTGTCGCGGAAGTAGAAGCTTCCCCCGCTTTAGTGCTAGCAGTAGAAGCACTATTTTTCGCATTAGTTGCAGAGGTAGATGCTTCCCCTGCTTTGGTTGAAGCCGTTCCAGCACTTGTAGATGCTTCTGCCGCCTTAGTTGAAGCGGTTGTAGCGGCGATATTCGCTTCTACTACTTTCTTCGTGACTTCCGTAACCTGCAATGTTATGTTTCCGGCGGTCTGGGCGATAGAGCTTTCTTTCAAAGTCACATTTTCGAGGACTTTCGCCGCATTATCTGCAGATTGTTTTGCATTAGCTGCCGAATTTACAGCCTCACCCGCTTTACCGGATGCAGTTCCAGCAGAACCGGATGCAGACGTTGCGGAGTTTTTCGCATTTGTAGCGGCAGTATTCGCCTCGGTTACCTTTTTATTAACTTCGGTTACTTTTGTAGAAATTTCTCCGGCTGTTTGAGTTACAGAACTTTCTTTTAATGTTACTTCCTCCAATATCTTCCCGGCATTAGTCACTGCTCCTTGTGCATCCGTGGCACTTTTAGACGCGTTATTTGCAGAAACTCCGGCGGATGTAGCCGAACTAGAAGCGTTCGTTTCGCTCTGTTTCGCGTTCGACACAGCAATATTAACTTCTTTAATCTTAGAAGAAATTTGTCCTTCACGAATTTCAAAGTTCGTCTCTACATCGGTTATTCTCCCATTTAGATCGTTTTTAACATCGTCGATTACTTCTTCTATTTTCTTTCCAGAATGAAGTACAAATGTACCTTTTAAATAAACATTAGTGCCATACAAACCAGAGCCAATCAATACACCAAATACTGCATCAGTAATACCGTTAAGATTTCCGGTACGTGTAATCAACCGACCTACAAGAGAATAGGAATTAATTCCGTCGTAATCATCCCGATAAGGTGCAAAATCACCAACAGCACAATCTATTTGTGCTTTTTGTCTGGTTATGTTCGTTCTGTTGCCTAATACTGCGACATCATCTCCTACTTCGGGCGCTCCGCTTCCCTGCTCGCAGTCAGTTTTAGATAGATTAAAATAGCCTGCTCCGGCGGAAGTAACTAAACGCCAATAACGTTTGGTAGAAGTTCCTGTAAATGACTGGCATATTATCTGATCATCCCTTATGAAATCATCCGTACTATCGTGCTCACATTTCCAATATGAACCACCATCAGTTACTTTAGTCAGCTTACCACCCGCAGCAGACCGGATTACCATGCCGCCCTGATGAGTTATCTTCTGAACAACCAACTCAAATATGGAAAATATCTTTCGAACTGTAAGATTATCAATTTCCATATTCCAGTCACCTGTGACCGCTTTGTATATCTTCATTCCTTCGCCGCCCAAACCACTGACAAAAGACTCGGAAGAGATATAGTCCTTTACTATTGTACCCATTAAAGTTGCAACATGAGATACGCTTAAATCGTGTATCTCTGCAACCTTCTGAACGAGCAAATTTAGTGTTGTCATTTTCTTCGATACAGTCACATCGTCTGAAAAAGCCGCCGACTTTGCAATCAGTTTATCAAAAACGTTTAGTATTTGCGTCGCTGTTGTCGTTGCGGTCAACGTATCCGTAGAAATACCCTTCGTTACGTCTAGCCCGTTATCAACGGTTAAACCGCCTAGCAACTTGATAAGAAATTGTGTTTCGTCTGGCGCTGTTTTGGATAGATACAAGTCTTTTAAAGATTCGATAGCCTCCTTAACCTTTTCTTTGATTGTATCAAGTTCTGTGCTTACTCGGAGTGACGATAAAACATTACTATCTGTTAGCTTCGTTTCGGTATCATCTTTCGTTACAATTATAGATAATATCTCCGCGAGCGTGCGAAGAGATGAGAAAACATTTAAATCTGTCGCCGATCTCAAATCGTCTTTTCCTAGAATAGTGACGTTTGATCCGCCACCGTTGGAAGTCACTCCACTACCTCCGCCAGGCGACACACTAACAATCGCCCCAGTCGGATAATTTTTTGACCGGGGTGATGATGGAATAGCTTTATTTTTTATTTGAATCGTCATTATGCTTCTATCATCTTACAGGTAAATTGTTCATTGGCGAAATCTATTTCTCCGCCTGCAATCATGAAATGTTTCCCTTTCATGTAGTTATCCGAAAGAACAGATATAGGAGTTATAGAGTCACTATTTAATAATACCTGTGTTAGTTTTATTTTGGTAGCTCCGTATTGATTAATAATTCTTCTTATTAAAAGCTCTTCCGGGCGAATCAAAGTCTTTTCAATAGATGAATAAAGGTTATCTTTCAGATATTCATCCAATAACAAGACCTTACTATAACACGCTCCATCGTTGTTATAACTCGAAATCTTAAACTCTATTTCGTCTAATTCATTAATAAAGTTTTCATTAACAACATTCTCGTAAATCCGGTCGGAGTCTTTATCGTCATCCATATCTAACGAATGGCAATATCTTAGTTTTAAATCTTTTATTAAATATCCGTACGGAACTTGCCCCTCTCTTTCCGTCAATGTAGGAGCATATATAGACATTTCAAGCGTGCCAAATAAATTAGTCGGAATATCTATTACAACCCCGTCTACATCAGAATATTTGCCGAGTACTCCATACGTTTTATACAATGGAACAAAACCTGTTCCCATTTTACCATCTGCATTTTCGACTCTAGATTGATCCAGATTTATAGACATAGTAGATGGGGCATCACTCCACGTAAACCGCCCATAATTATCTTTAGAAACATATTTATCGCCGATTCTTATTCTTACCTTAATTATATCTTTTGAATATGTAATACCATCCTCGGAAGGAACCAAACCGCCGCCAAAAGGAGAATCATATTTATCCTTTTGCAAAACCTTAATACTCATATTGAGAGAAAGAGCACCCCCCTTCCCTAAAAATAAAGCGTCTTTCTTTGCACCGATAACTACAATTGAATCATTAAATACCGAATTGGGAGTTACGTCGTTAATAGGATCGTATTTTGTTCCACAACGTTGCCGGACTTGTATTGCACACTCATAGTTGTATGATTGCGTAGTTGGTGTCTTTAGCCCAGACTCATAAGAGGCATATCTTAATGGGATCGCCCCTAGTAATTCGTTGGCATTACTCTTGTTTTTATAAATAGACAAGTCTGTAACAGGAGACAAAACACCATTTTTATAGGTAAATTGGTGCATCGTTAAAATATTAGGATATAAAACCTCCCTCTGTGTATGTCTTGTATTACCGTTATCCAAATTAGTAGATACTTCTCCGATATTTGATAATAATTTCAGCTTATCAAAATCTTCGGTTATCTTGATTTCCTCAATAGGATAATTACTACATTTTACAGTTACTTTATTATATCCCGGTAAAATATCTAAAAAGTGTTCCGATCCCGCAAAACCAATATCAGAAACATTCAATGCAATAGGTGTAGTTTTAGAATATGTATTCAGATTGCAATCATATTTATAATAAACACTTTTATGATCTATGTCAATGAAATACAGTTCACCTCTCCAATCGACGCAAGTCCAATTTAGGAACTTACAAACTTCTTCTAATATTTCTTTTAGAGTCATAGCCTTGTTATCCTCGTCGAAGAAGTTTTGTTCACTTATCGTCATTTCTTCAAATACGTTTAGATCGTTATTATAATCATGTTCGTTTTTAGCATACACATGAGGAATAAATATAGACGAATAATACCCGCGAGACTGCTCAATGAACATTCTAAACAGTTCCCAAAAACTAATAAAAGTTCGTTGTTCAGCGTTCTTTTGTTTGTAGTTAACATATTCGAGAGTGCTCATAGCGGAGCTACATTCTATTTCAAGCTCGAATTTTGTAGATGTGTAATCCTGCGTGTATAATTCTGGATTTATAAAGCCCGTCCAAATAACATCGTTACCTCGCTTACATAATACTTTGTATTGTTGATATCCAGTCGAATACAAATTTTGCAAATAGTCACCTCCAACAATACGGATTGAAGCAGAAGAAAAGCGAGTTGGCGTATATAAAAAATCCTCATCCTCGATTGTCACGGAAAAAGGAGAGTTACCACTGCCAACCAATTCAGTACTTTTTCCTTCATAATTCTCTTTTTGTATCTCAATCAAATAAGATACTTCCTTTCTGGATTTGAAAGGAAGCGTATAGATAGTTCCGTAATTTACCATAGTTTTTTACCTGTTTTCTTTATGTGGTTGTGTAATGCTAAAAATATGCGATCCCCTCTTATTTCGACATCACTGTACAAGCGAACGCCTTGATTTTCTATTGATGGTGCGATCTTTTGTGATAAGGAACCGTATAAACCGCTATTAAGCATTTGAAATAAATTACTTTGTTGTAATCCGTTTAGAACCATCTCACCCGAATTGAGTAAAGCCGGAACTTTATCACCCGTAAACGATGTGCCCGGAATGATACCACCCGTTGCAAATTTGGGAAGGCTGGCAAAGATACCCGTAACTGTTCCTACAACTGTGGCTATTGCGGCAAGATTGGCGGGGAAAGGTAACGACATGGCACTAGCCACGCCGTTAGCGGTTGCAAGCCCTTGCAGTTGCACAATCATTTGAGCGATAGAACCGATAGAATTTAAAGCAAATGCCATACCGTCGTTATTAAACTGTGCAGCCATTTGTCCCATAGTACCAAAGGCATTTCCGATATATCCTAATGACTCTGCATATTGCTCGTTTAGTTTTACATCTTTTTTCTTAATGGGAGACTCGAATTTAGGTAACTTAAAGTTTTTTTCTCCCTTCCCATGTGTCGGAACCTTATCGTAAATCGGTGCAATAGGTACGGATAAAGCATCGTCTTTCATCTCGCCGTGAGCGATTTTAAACGTTTCTTGCTCTACAACAAACTTTAAATTTATCCTCTTTGATTCGAGCTCATTTATTGTTGCTTGAATGGCAGAACGCGCATGCATGTCGGTTTCAGCAATAAGTTTTTTATTTTGCTCTGCGATTTGCGTGTCATACCAAGCGATAGAGCCCTCTTTCGGTTCTTCCTTTGGCGTTTTCCCGCCTATTCCTGACTGTGAAGCACGGTTCGCCGCTTTCGTCATACTAGATAAATTCCGTCCCGCCGCCTCTGCCGCCGTTGCAACGTTTATTAAATTCTGCAACCATTCATCACTCTTCTTTACTAAAATTGCGTTATATTGTATTGCATCCTGATACTTCGCTAACATCGGGCTTATTGCCTTACTCAATGCATTTGTATCTGTTGTTGTAACCGTGTGCACATTCATTCCAGAACCCACCGTTTCGTAAGTTGTAAATTTGGCTTTCAAACGATCGTATTCATCTACGAAGTCTTTATACTGTTTCGCTAATTGTGCCTTTTGTTCATCGCCTACCGAAGATACATCTAATCTCAACACTTTATCTATATCTATTGCCGAAACATCTACGCCGTCAAGTCCTATTGCCGCCTTTACCATTGCTTGTAATGCGTTTTGACTTCTTTGTTTATATTGTCCTACGATCTCCTCTTGGTCTTTCAGCGTCTTGTCTAATAGCTCCCTAGCTGCTTTCTTTTGCTCTTCCGTTGAATCCTTATCTTTTAAAATAGTTATTTGTTCTTGTATGGTTGCTTGATTCTTTGCATCAAAATAAGAGAATGACATTTTTGTATTTCCTAATTGATCCATCGCGTTGTATGCTTCGCGTGCTAGACGTATCGTTTCGGTTAACCCGTTCATGAACGGCGTCCAGTCTCCACTACCGATAGAGTAGAAAAATTGGTCTACGCCACCTTTTAAGCCGTCCATAGTACGGGCATATTCATCTCCTAGCGTCTGACTGCTATTCATTACTTTATTGAAACCTTCCGAGGCAGTTACAGCAATACCAAGAACCCCGGCGAACTTCATAACTCCCGATACTGCAACGCCGGACATTTTAGAAATGTCGCTTTGAAACCCGTTTACATTCTTCTTCGACTTATTTAGATTTGCGTCAAAGTCATTCGTTTTAAGCAATAATCTTGTTACTATATCAGACATCTTTATGCGTGTTTAATTGTGATTCTACTTCTTTTGCTTTAGCTCGTAATCGTTGCATCTCTTCGTCCGTTACGCTCGTATCTTTCTTTTCTTCTTCATCCCACGGGAACCGAAGTATATCGGTTTGCTTTAGCGTCTTTGTGCTATTAGATTGCGCTATAATGAAACCTAACAATCTAGTTTGTTCCCACGCTTCCCGATTGCGTCGATTCAATCCGTCTATAAACGATTCAACCTCGATAAAGTCCATTTTATCGAGGAAGTAATCGGGAGCGATCCCGCCCTCACCGACAACGCGCGAATAAAGTTCGCGTATACTTACGGCTTTCGTTTCCGCGTCGTCACCTTCTTTTTTTTTACGTCATTTCCTGCCGATTGCGAACGTAGTTTGATTTCATCCAAAATAAACTCTTTGAATTGTTCGAATAGCGTCAAGTCATTTTCGCATAATTCGATAAATTCCTCAAATTCCATTTTGAACAATTCCTGATTAGAGGCAAGCAGAAACGAATAAAACAAAAGAAACTCGTCTAACATCTTTCCAAACTGGAACGGATAGCCGGATATAGTTTCGAATACAAAGAACGCACGGAGCGTATATTTCAAAGAAAAATCTTTTCCATTAAGTGATATTGTTTTCATTGAATAAGTCGTTTAGAGGGCGGCAAAACACCGCCCGTAAGTTATTTACTAGCTGCTTCCTTTGCAAGCGATCCGGTTCCTTCGAAACTGATTGATAGTGTTGCTTTGTCTCCATCCGGCGCATTTGCTTCTAGCGAAGTGATAACCGCACTACCTGTATATGCACCTTCCGCTAGTGTCCATCCGGCGGCGGGCATTTCGTTTACGCCAGGATTGCCAACAACGCCAAATTTCAGAACAACAGGTTTATGCGCCAAGAACAAAGCGAATAGTTTATCGTAGCTATTCGCATCTGCATCCGCGCTAAATACGTTTTCACTGGAAGCGTTCCAAGAAAGTTTTTTAATGTCCTTTTCCGTCCAGATACCCGAATCTTTACTTTGTGTGTCGATTGTTTCAGCCGAAAGCCCCAATTTGCAAGATGTGGCAAGTGCGATGGCTTTACCATCGATGAATAACATTAGGTCTTTTCCTAACACTGATTTTGCTTTACTCATAATTTTATCGTGTTTTAGTTATTATTCTGTTTTAAATGAGAATACGAGGCTTTGAATAAAAGTATCTTCTATAAAATCCTCATTCGCACTAATTAGTTTAGCGTCTATTACATTGAAGTTGTCATATTGCCCGCGCTTGTTTTCGAGCGCCTTACGCACTTCTTCGGCGATAGTGACAGAATTCAAGTAGTTATCACTAGCTACGGCAACCTCAACCGAAACGGTATCGCCCGTACCGTATCTATCTTTTGTATATTCAGGAACCAAAGAATTACGCCTGTAAATTACGAACGGAAAAGATATTTCCGTTTTGGTTGAGATAGCATATATCTTATCAGAAATCAACTTCGCCAACTCCGTAGAGTCGCTTAACTTCTTATATACGTGTGCGCCTATTGATAAACTCATTTCTTTTTATTCGCTATTTTCGTTATTGAATCAATAATATTTTTCTCTAGTGAGTTCTCCGCTTCTTTCTGCTTCGATTTGACCGCATTAGAAAAGAAGCGAGAAGCCTTTATACTACCTCTGTTTGCGGGTTTATGGGTAGCGCTTTTTTCGTATGCTGTTCGTTCTATTGTTCCAGATTCAAAAAAAGGAAGCATAAAAGCGCGTGATCCCTTTTTGCGTTTATCAATCAGGCTAACCCGTGCACCGGAAGCATTACGATAGACCGCTATTTTTATTTCATTCTTTAGCGGTTTGAAAGACACGCCATTCTTAGTACTCCCAAATTCAGCGCCATTAACAGCATAGACTAAATTTTCCTGCGCCTGTTTACGAATGATAAGAATCGACTTTCTAAGAGCGGAGGAAATTGCCTTCTTTGCTTCTTTATCGTTCAACCGTTTAAGTAGTTCGTTTACTCGCGTTGCATCCACTTCGACGCGATACAAGTTGCGCCCGGTGTAATTGTCGTTACTCATTGATTACCTCCGCTTCTATAACCGTTGCTTGTTGCTTCCGGTCGTGGTTAATAGATAGAATCTTGTATTTCTGCCCGTCGTACTCGATTCGCATTTTAGCGTTAATCTCTTTGCAGATGCGAATCATTATTGTATTAACGGTCGTATTGTATATCTCGCCGTTCGCTTCTTTGCGTGCGCCAGACTTAAAGCGAATGTATGCGCGTTTATCGAATACTTTCACCCAACTTTCAGACGTGCCGCCCAGACTATCGCGCTTTGACTCGCTACGGTAAAAAGCGATCATTTCGTTTAATAATCCTGCTTGCATTACGTATATCGTTTTAAAGGTTGCAGTAATAGTTCTATGTGCCCCGGAATAACTTGCGGAGTGGCAAATGTTACCGATTCACGGTTTGCGTAGTAATTCGCTATAAGGATGCGGATCGCGTGCCAGATACGCCGATCTATTTTTGCGTCCTTAACGTAGGTATCTAGCGGATTATTTAGATACGATTCGATAAGAAGTTGAACGGGTTCGATAAGCCCAGTTATATACGCGTCGTCCGTGTCGAAGTCAATGTTTAAATGCTGTTTGAGTTCTTCGAGTGTTACGTATTGTGCCATATTGTATAAATTAGAAAGGGCTAGAGCCGAAGCCCCAGCCCTTTAGTGAATGATAGGTTATAGGATTAAGCAGAAGCCTTCTTCTTTGCGATAGCAAAGGCTTCCGGGCGTACTGCCAACTCGTCAAACTTTGTATTTAATACAAAGTAGGTGAGATTCTTTTTCGCTCCTGTGTATGGATCAACAGTCAAGCGCATTTCTCCAAATTGACCTACCAACGCATAAGAGAAAATTCCGAACCCAAGAATGTCATCACCGATGTATTCCGTTGAAAATACCGGATAACCGTTAATCTTTCCATCTTCAAGAATCATTCGAGAACTTCCCGCTTCGCGTGGAGTAGATTCAAGATCGGCATAAGTGGAAGCCGAACAAACATAACAGGCGGTAGCATCAGCAGGAACACCCGCTTTCAAAACAGATGCTTTCAACTGGCAAACATTTTTCCAACTCAAAGCGGAAGTATATTCGATATTCGGAGTTGCTTTCACAAATACGCCCTCACTCGCCTTTGATGTGATCTTAGTAGGTGAAAACATCCATTTGTTTAACAAGCGTTGCAAAGCCATTGTAATTTGTACTAAAACAATGTCACGCAAAGCAAAATTCGTTTCGTCGATAGCATCATTCGAAACAGGAACGGACAAAGAGCAACGTTTCGGAGTCGGAGTCAACTTAGAAATGTCGATCTTTGAATCGTTTACTTCGGCGTTCTCGTCCTCAATTGTAGCTTCAACACCCGACACAACTGGAAGAATCCATTTGCCATACATTCCGCTCTGCATCTTGCACCCTACTTTGTCAAGAATCAACCCTTTTTCAAGTGGCAAAATAACGTCTCCAACTGTTACGGGGATCAACGGATCAGATGCGGCGGTATCCATGATATTTCCAACGGCTCGTTCGTGAGGAATAACCAACCCTTTATTTACAATAATACCTTGATACTTGTCCGATGCTCCATTATTGCGCAACAAACAAACCGCTTCTGCGAAAGCTCTTTCACGTTCGATTACATTTTGAGGAACAACAGTACCAGGAGCGCGTTTTTCCATGCGTACTTTGATAACGTCCCGCTCGTTTTTCAGCGCGTCGAATTGTTCTTGCTCTTCCGGCGTTAAGCCGCGTTTTTCTGTTTCCGCAACATCTAAAATTGCGTTCATGTCTCTTTTAATAACTGCTAGTCTTTCTACGTAGTTCATAATCGTAATCTTTTAAATTTGTGTTCTTAATTTTTCTATTTCTATTTGATAATTATCGCTCTTTGCAGGTTGTAGATGTATCTCTAAGCTGCGCAATGTAACATCTGTCCCAAAATAAGCCGGATCGCTAACAATAGAGACATCAAAGATTTTATCAATCTTAGTAACCGTACGTATCAACAGTCCATCTCTTTGCGAGTACTCGACATTTCTTTTTTCATCTGTGATATAAGCAAAAGAAGAACCGAATAAATCTCCTCTTTGAATCATTTCTATCGCGTAGTTTCCATCCTGCGTATTAGGCGAAGCAAAACGGTACATACACCCGTAATCATCAAGACATAAGGATAAAGACCCCGTCCCATTGTTAGACCTCGCTAAAAGCCTTTGTTTATTATGTTCTAGTAATGCCTTAACATCACAACTACGGAGTAATTCTTCGGAAACAGCACCCGACTTAATGATTTCAATAAAGAAACGTTTCTTTTCTAAGTCGTACATAACACGGCTTTCACGTTCAAATACAATCGCATACCCTTCTATATTTCTTTCGTCTAATAATTTCGGGGCTGCATTTTCTCCAAAACTTCTAATTTCCATCGTGTTTCATTTATTGTTTTACTCTATCTGCGTTTCTTCTTCTTTTGGTAGCTCGTTTTCTTTGTTCGTTTCCGATTCGCCCCGTATTTTAGGAGAATCAGCCGGGGTAACATTACAAGTTATAAATACAGTATCACCGCCCGGAATAGGCGCTTTCCCTAAATGGGAACGGATTTCATTCGATGTAATGCCACCTATTTCAAGGAGAGTTTTCCAATATGTTACCTGTGTCATTAAATCGGTTTGATACAGAACTGACAAATCGAAATTAATCTTATAATCCATCGAGACAGAATCAGGAATTAACTTCAACTCAAATTCCGATTCGATCTGTCTCAAATAAGGCTGTAAGGTATCTGTCAAATAAGAAACTTGCCCCATTTCAGAAGCCTTATAATTGGTGGGTTGCCCTCCAAATACCTTATCGGGATGAACACCATAAAAGCGACAAATGTCTAATACCGTCAGCTTCTTATTTTCTATTAATTGAGTATCTGCCGGAGTGAATGATAATTGAGCAAACGACATATCACCATTGACCGAAACAATATCGCGACCGGAATTCAATTCACTTTCAACACGTTCAGCAACATCGGAGGTCTGAATATCAGTTAACGCGTTAAGCCCTTTAGCTTCTCCCTTCGTGCCGGATATAATCCCTTTGATCTTTCCGCCATTCTGAAACGTTTTTAACGTTTGATTATCTGCGCTAGCGGCTACACTCATGACACGCGAGGCGGATTCTATGACGCTGACACCTGTATATCCCCCGTCTTGACTATTATGTCTTAAATGAATAATATCGTTCGATCCAAACACGCCGTTTATGTGATTAATAATATCACAAACAGTATATGTATCAGTATATTTGTCGTAAGTGGTAGAGCCGGGAGAAAGTAATACTAAAGCGGTTGGTTCTCCAAATGTTCTACGAATGAAGATGTACGCATTTCCCCGGTTCACCATCAATATAACCATATTCCGAATAAATTCGAAACTGCTCATTCTTCTATTTGGTCTACGCGTAAGGAGTCTATATAAAATCTCCTTTTCATCCGGGACAAAAACAGCGTTTTTCTTCCGTTTGTATTGAAGTGGCAAAGAAGCAATCGTACCGGATAGAATTGCCGTACAACGATACGCGGCGGATAGCTTCATCGCCGCATCAGTACTATATACATTTATGGGCTGTGATGGAAGAGACGACATATTAGTATTAATATAATCGTCCAATCCTAGAGAGCGGATAATCGCGTTTCTTAGTTTATAACGTAGTTTCATCGTGCTATTGTGTATAATTATTAAATAAGTAGAATGTCATTAGGTTTGTTATCGTCGAATCAATCTTAGCATTATGCGTTTTCTTGACTGGCTTCTTATTCATGTTCCGATCTTCGTCTAATACCGCATTACTAAAACAGTACGGCGTAATCGGATTAGGGCTAAAGGTGAGCTTACTCCGATACAAAGCAAGTTCAAAGGATTCGATAGGGCTTGTAAACGTTCCGTATGTCTGTTTAACAGGCTTAATATATTCACTCGCACCGCCTACGGAATAAGTAAGAAGATTCACAAATTCAGCCGATTTATAAGGATCATAGCCAACTCCCATGATTTGTAAATACTTTGCACGCGCAAGTATATCGTTTACTATTTGCTGATAGTCTATTATATCACCATCGCAAAGAATTAAATAGCCAGCTTTCGCCCAACCTTCGTAAAGTTCCCGATTCGGATGATCTTTCAAAGCTCCTTCTGGAAAATAGTAATCCGTATGTGAATGAAAAGAACCGCTTTCTTTCGAATAGATATTATAAGTAACTGTAGAAAAGTCGTCTCGAACGGATAAATCAACCGCCGCCATCGTTAGCGGATAAGTACCGATACTCTCAATTCTAATATCTTTGAATCGTTCTTCTATCTGCTTTGCCTCAATCCATTTTGTTGTAGAATCAACCGCAAACACATTTAGTAACTTTGTCCGAAACTCTAGTGCGTCCGGTGCGCTATATAAAGCCTTCTGGTATGCGTCGATATAGAAATCTTCATAAACAGTTATACCCATGTGTGGTTGCACTTTACGCCACGTTGCCGGATCGCCTTCCTCGTCGTCTACGTCTGGCTCAAAGATGTGTGCAAATATGGAATCATTTTCAATCTCACCGCGTAGGATTGCTTTGTACATTTTCAACATCTCCACAAACGGAGCCGTTTCTTTATCGGATGCGGTAGTTATAACTACGGTTAAAGGGTTGAGCCGTGCGCCCATTGAGGAAGTTAATACATTCTTCAATGCGGCGCTATCGGCTTGTGAATACTCGTCTACTATTACCATGCTTGCGTTAAGTCCGTCTAATTTATCCGGGTTAGAGGCAAGGCAACGGGCAAAAGAGGTTTTTCCCTTTATGCGGTTATATATGATTTCTCGATTAATTTTGAAGTGCCCAAACTTCGGATCGAGAGACTTTAAAATATTACGTATTTCATCAAAACAAACTTTCGCCTGATTATATGAGTTTGCAGCAACGTATGTTTGTGCGTTCGCATCACCGAACAACAAATCGTTAATCGAAAGACTCGCTACACTTGTTGTCTTACTGAATTTACGCGGAACGAATAGAAGAGCTTCGCGAATCAAACGCTTGTTTGTGTCAGGCTTGTAAAACGCGAGAATATTAGAGAACTGAAACACCTGTATCGGAGTCAGCTTGTATCTAGTCTTTCCCTTTGTGCCGGAGAATTTCAAACGCTCGTAGAACGTGACAAACTTCTTTACTTCCTTGATCCGAAATTCGTATTTATCGAGGAAAACAAAGAAGCGGCGAACGGCTAGCAACTCATAAAGGTTGTGCGCATCCGGATTGTTAATACAACCTTTGATATACACATTTAGTCTTTCGTCTGCCCTATCTAGCTTATACGAATCAACGTCGATGTTATGCAAGTCGGAGATAACCGACTGCTTTAACGCTATCAGTTCATCTCTATTCTCCTTGTTCATCGCGATCTATTTTGTTTACTTCGTTAATCAAGTCGTTTACTTCGTCATCGTCAGATGCAGAAAGCGTTTGAAAGGTCAAACCAAGTTCGCGTAATTGTTTGCGCGTTGCTTCGAGTGCATCGAATAAAACTTTGAAAGCAGGATGCGCCGTGAGTTTATCATTATTTTCGCGGGACACTTCTTTCACGTATGACTTCATACGCTTCTTTGAAATATCGTTTAGTGCAATTTGAAACGCCATATATGAACCTGCGCAAAGAGTTATACAGAGGTCTAAATCTTCCGTATATGTTCCCTGCGACTCCATCGCGGCGCGAATCTTTTCTTTTATGTCGTCCAAATCACACATTTTTATAGGCTTTTTGCATATAGGAAAAGATCGCAAGTATTTGGTAGCTCGGAAGATGCGCGCAAAAAGTTTACCCCCAACGCGCACCCCCTCGTTTCAAAAATTACTCGCGCGTGTAAATATGAGGTGAGGTGGGTTTGGTATATCGGGGTAAAAAATAAAAAAACCGCCCCCTCTTAACGAGGTGAAGCGGTCTAAAATAAAATCTAAGATAGTTGTCAATTACTATTTCTTGCATTAGCCATTTCTTGTCGTATTTTTCTCATTAAATTATCATATTCAGTATTTGTAATTCCGAATTTATTCTTCAATGAAAACATGTTTCTTCTCACTTTTGACAATTTAAGCAAATAATCATCATCACCTATAAGTTGGACTTCATGTTCAAATTGAGCAGCTGTAAACATTTCGTCCAACTCATGCACCTCTTTATTAAATAACATTAATAAATTATCACAATCGAAATTACTATTCTTTTCTTTAGTAAACAGTATATCCACTTTACTACTTAGGTCAGAAATCTGCGACAAAATTAGATTAGCCTTCATTGTAGCACTATCTCCTTTCACAATAGGAATAGATGCCGCAGAGTTTAAAGCCAAAAGTTTAACTATAGAGTTTACATTCCCGACTTCATCTTTAGAAGAGAAAGTATCCTTCAAAGCAGTAGTAATCTTCCGTTGTGCCTCTATGACATCTCTATAACCCATTTCTCGAGAATACTCAATATACCTTAATGGATTGATGTCAAAAATTTTAGGTGTTCCTTTTTCTTGAATAAGAACTACTGGCATATCAAAAGCCTGTCTAATCCCTAATTCAAATAAGACATTCGGATTTCTTGAACTTAAATCACAAATTGCAATAGGAGTTTCCAAAAGCTTATTCAAAATATCTAGTTGTATTAAGTTTGTTTTAGCAACTTCGTCACCTCGTATCGGATTAAATTCAGCTTGGAAAACTGCAGGTTTTATAATATCTTCATAAACTTTTGTAAAATGCCCAGAATTATAACCGTCACAATCACCAATAGGCATTATCACAAAACAATCTTTCTTATCTTCATTCATAGCTGTTAAATTTAAAAATCGTACAAATATAAGAAGAACTCGCAAAAAAACGGCAAAATTTGGATAAATAAAGTAAGTGTTTGGTATT